TGTACGCCCCATCGCATTACTATTAGGTTTGGTAAATCGTCATTAGTTTGTTTGATGATATCAATAACTCTCCTTTCCTCATCAGGGTGAACGTCAATGACGATACTGTCGTGAACACTATTTACCACACAAGACTGCATACCGTCAAGTAATTTATCTATGTGTAATAATGCCACAGGTACTATGTCTGCCGTAGCAAATGATTGTACAGGATAATTCTTTATTTGTGTAAAGTGCGACACTCTGCCACGTACATCACGCCTAACATTAGGAAATGAAAACTCACGCCCTGATGGTGTGCGTATCTTGCGAGTGTTTATAGCCTCTTTAGCCAATCGGGTATGCCAAGCTGCGACCCCTTGATATTTGTCGTTGAAGTGTTCATAGTACGCCGCCTCTGCTTTTGTCCTTCCAAAGCCTGTCGCTCCATACAACGGCGCGAATGTATGCGCTTTCGCATCCTGCCTACTCGTAGGTTGACCAGCGGTAGTAATAACTTCAGCGGTATATGCATGTACATCAAATCCAGTAGATACTTCTTCAATTGCAACTCCATCTTGTGATAAGAATGCGGCGGCACGAAACTCAAGCTGTGCAAAGTCAGCCTCAAGTACCTTGCCACCCTCAAAACGAGACACGAACACCTTCTTCACAGGGAACGTACCACCACGTGGCATGTTCTGCATGTTAGGGTCTGCCCCACTAAATCTGCCTGTTGCTGTACGATGCTGAAGCAAACGCACATGTAATTTACCATCAGGCTTGGTATGTGTCTGAATGCCATCCACAAAGGATGACAGGTATGTCTCAACAGCAGACAGCCTACGTACTTTATATAGGAAGTCCACTGCATCTGTCATGCCTTGTGACTTGGCTGATGCCTCAAGCAACTCAAGGTTACCCTTGCTAGTAGTAAAGCCATTGGCACTTGCCCACTTAGCTGACGGTGGCTTGAACTTTAATCCAGCGACTTGATTAGTAGGATTAAACACATAGCCAATAGCGTCACAATCAACACATCTGTTTGCGTTAGCATATAAACTTCCATCTTTCCTTACCTTTCTGATTTTGCCAGAACCATTACAAGAGGAACACTGAACTGCCTTAGTCTTGTACATACGCTCAGTGCATCCTGCAATGAGACTACGAAACTCTGCATCATCCATGTATGGGTCAATCGTGTTGCCCCAATACTGCTTGTCCTTCACCTTACGGCTGTAGATAACCCATGATAATTGCTCTGGGCTGTTGAGATTAATAGGTGTGTCACCCATCAGGTTACGAACATGCTGTTGCAGTTCATTCTGTAAGGTATCACGCTCCTGTTCAAACTCGCTACGCACATCGTTGAGTGCTGTCATATCAACAGCAAAGCCACGCTGATAGATACGTGCCAGACACACAGCTACCTGATTAGTCAGGTCAACAGTACCAATCAAGCCCCCATCATCCCTTGTGTTCAGACGATACATCAGCTTGGCGGCAAGTTGCTGGGTAGCATGAAGGTCAGCAGATAGGTAGTGTGATAACTCATCGTGCGGTATGTCACGTACACTGTATCCCTTCTTGAAGTATTCCTTCAGTGTGTCCTGCTTCTGTGTGTCCAACTCATAGCGTTCAGCACATGCTTCTAGTGACAGTGGTTCTTTCTGCCCACGCTGTAACACATACTCAGCAAGCATTGTGTCAAACACAGGACCATCATACGTGAACCCACTCTCCCACAGCCACAGTAAGTCGTGTGCCGCATTGTGCATGATAAGCACGGTAGCCTTATCTAACTGCTCCTGCACAATCTTGTGACCATTGTAGCTTGGCTCACACTCACTGTGGTCAAAGGTGATGCTGAACTCTTCCCCTTGGTCAGTCAACATACCAACCATGACCAGTGAGTTCTCTGCCTCAAAAGGGTCAAGGTGAAGTTTGCCATCACGCTTAACAACAGTGTTCTCTACATCAAGTGTTAGTTTCATAAGTATCTCCTAAACTGTCTATACTTAGATTATAACAATCTGCTCTCACTGTAAAGTCATTTGATGGGTCTACATCTCCTTTACGAAGGAATCTTGCCCTCTCAAAATATTCTTTCTTAGATATGCTTCCTAGAAACCAGCCTATAGTATAGTCTTTCAACACTCGTACAAAGGCGTAGTCATCACAATCTTGTTTAGTATTATAAGCGGCTACACTACATTCATAGTGAGGTAATGGTTTAACTGTAGTCTGTTTTGTCTTTACATCAATTCGCTTACCATCAAGAATGATGTCATAGTTATACGTATTACACCATTCCCCTCCTAATACTTGCAAGGCAATCTGCTCACCTAAAAATCCTGTAAAGTTTCCCTTACCCATCAAGATGGAATGGTTAAGTATCCCTAATTCTGAAGCCTTTTCAGATGCTTCGTACAACATGTCTTTAGTTATTTGAACTTCAATCATCCTTCGTACCTCGCTGTCTGATAAGTCTAGTTACAATTCACCATACCGTGCCAGCCATTCAACTTGTTCTTCACGATGTTGACATGACGTAGTGGGCTATCTTCTTCCTGCCCTTCCACTGATGGTGACTTACCAATCAGTATCATCAGGTCTGCCTCTGCCGCTTTGCCAGTACGACTACCCTGCATCATGCTCTGGTTGAGTGTAGTACGTCCTTCTGCCTCTGCTGACAACTGTGACATGTAGAATACAGCACAGTCATATGTCTTGGCAATCTGACGAGCATAGATGGCACAGGCGGCTAGTGCTTGGTCTTCCCTTGCAAAGGAACCTGCCACACTAAACTTGTCACCCATGTCAAGCACAAGTACATCAGGCTTGTATGACTTACATACAGATTCAACCCATGCCATGTCACGTCCACCTGCTTCCTTAATCTTGATGTTGTTCATAACAGGTGCATATAGTGATTGTGCCTTACTCATGTTGTCACGTACTTCACGAGCAGTCATCCCTGCGGCGGCAGTCAAGTACCTTGCACCGACACGGTGTGTAGGCTCTTCGTTACACAGGATGATGCATTTAGCACCCTGATGTGCAAAGCCCCCCGGTGCGGCAATGATGCTGGCATGAAACGATGTCTTGCCAGTGTTAGGACGTGCGCCTACCTCAATCAACTGCCCACCTGATACGCCTTCTACCTTACGTGCTACTGGCGGTATGTTGAATGTCCAACGTGCTTCCAGTTCAGCCTTTGCCATGAGTGTCTCAATGCTGATGTCATCCCACTCAATGTTTAAGTTAGGAATGAAGTCATCACCATATCGCTCAAGCAAAGTACGCAGTGACTCCAGTGTGTTGGCATCGCCATTCACCATGTCAAATCCAATGTTGGCTACATCTTCGCCAATCACCTGTTGGAATAACTTGGATAGCACCTCTTGTGCTACGTCACTGCCCATCGTGCTTTCTCTCTTAACGCTGGCAAAGAGTGACGAGAAGGCTTGCTTCTGTGCAGTAGTCAGTGTCGGGTTGTCCGACATAAACAGTGCCTCTACTTCGTCAGGTGTTACGGTACGATTGTACCTGTCCATCGCCATGTCAATGGTCTTCTTAATCTTCCGCACATCCTTACTGAACAGGCGGTCTGGACACTTAGCACCACGATGGTCATCGTAGAACGACTTGTCCATTAAACTTCGTATTAGGGATAGTTCCATGTTGTCATACTCCTATGTTGGTTAGGTTTTCAAAGTCTGTTGGATTACGATACTTCAAGTCATCTGTCAAGCGAAGAACACGAACATCATTTACATGACCTCTTAGTTCTTTCGCCATGCCTAATGTCTTTGGCAAAGCATCGGGGTCTAGGGCTATTATGGCTGTTGAGAACTGCGCAAGATACTTCTTGTGAGATTCCTGTAATGATGTCCCCAACACGGCGACCCCACACCAAACATCATTACCGACAACTGCGGCACTCACGCAGTCCTCAACAACTACGGCGACTTTACCACACCCATGACTGTATGGCAAGCCACTTTTTCCATATCGTTTCCATTTAGGCAATCTTTTTCCCAGCGCACGTCCAGTAGCGTCCACTGTTTTGCCATCATGTACGACAGGAAATACTGCACGATGCTCTTTCACATCATACAGGATACCAACTTCATCCACATCAATGCCATACAACTCCATTGCCCACTCCGCTACATCAAATGTGGGCGGCACTATGTACTCTGGCATAACGAATGTGTTCTGCGATGCAAATACCTCTGCACCATCAAAGCCCTTACGAATATCATCAACGGTCATACGAACACGAGTACCACCACTGACCTTGCAAGAAGCCTTGTAACAATTCCACACAAGACTACCCATGTTATTGGTCACAGTGAAAGTGTTATACCCATTACAGACAGGACAAGTCATTCTCTTTGTACTACCATTAGGTATATCCATATCACTTATAGTGTTATATATATTACTCATGTATAATCTCTTTCGTTGCGGCAGTTAAGATGCTTTTACCATGCTTATTTCGCTCTGTCAATGCATAATTTGCACTTGTTAAAGTATTTTTCATGTATGGTTTCACTGAACTAGGGTTAGCATGTCCTGTAACCGACATAATTTGTGCCATTCCTACACCTGCTTCTACCATTTCAGTTGTACCAGTCCTTCGTAAGTCAGACAGACGTAACTCCTGCGGCAAATTGACACTATCCATTATCTTACGAGCATGAATAGGCAGTTTGAACTGCGAATAAGGTTTGTATTCACCCGCAATTGGATAAGGACGTGGTGCAACATACTGTTGAAAGCCAAAGTCTTGCTCTTGGTGTGTCAACATGTCGCACAAGTCATCTGAAATAGGCAGATAGACATCAGCACGTCTTTTGCTTTGCTCAATATGTACTGTTTTCTCATCAAAATTGATGCAGTCCCATGTAAGCATACGCATATCACCCACACGCTGACACCATTCATATGCCATGTGTGCAATAAGACCAATATTACGAGTGCTAAAATCGCCGTAGGCGGCATCTAAGAACTTCATGACATCATCCCTACTCCAGACTATCTTACGAGCCTCTGTGGTGCGTCTACGGATGATTGCGAAGGGGTTTATGACACAATGTTCCATGCGAATACCGTGATTGAACAAGACACGAGTGATTGACATCAGATGATTGGCAGTTGTGATGCCTTTTTCGCACCACTGATTGTATGCATCTTTAGCCATTCGTGTAGTAATCTTGTCCAGAGCATAGCGGCAGAGGGGCTTGCCCTCTACCTCTGTGTCTAGCATTACACGAATTAAATACTCATACTGTTTCTTAGTATCATCGCGTAACACTTTGAAATCATATGAACAATAGTAGTCGTCAATGAGTTCATTTAGTTTCATGCCGACTTTCTCCTATTCACTGTTTTCATTGAATACTACTCCTACTCTTTCTGTATCTGAATATATTTTACCCTCGTATAGTACTACTACTTTTACCCCAAGTTCTTTTTGTCTGGGTGTGGTAGCAGTGCAGTTTATTTTGCGGCTACCATCTTCTCTAATACTTACGTTAGCAGTTTTACTATCGTAAAAGGTAAGTTCATTAGTTTCATTGTTTAGTACAATGAAATCTATAGCACCTGTACAGGCTACGTTCTTAAATACTTCAAAACCTTGACTCAAAAAGTGATGACACAACTCTAGTTCTGTTATGTCACCACGTCTTTTTTGTGAGATTTGTATCATGCCGCAATTAACTCCTTGAACTGCTTGCTTTCAATCCATTGCGACACAGTGTGTTCACGCTGGTACATTGTCTTATTGTGCGTATCAAGCCCTGTGTTACGAACAGTGAAGCCGTTACGTTCATCACCATAGGACGCATAGTTTGTGAAGGCAGAGTACAATGCCCAGACATTCTGTCCACGAACACTAGCCTCTTGGTTGTACAAACTAAACATCTTGTTTGCTTTACTTTCAGACTTGAGCAAGGACTCTAGCATAGCCTTGACATCCCCTACATACAGAGGCTTGTTAGCCCACGCTTGTAGACGCTCTGACTGTGCATAGAATGACTGTGATGATTCTTCAAGGTCACGAATAAACCTGCCCATAGTAAAGTTGGACGTATTTTTACGTCTTACCTTGTCATGCTCACCACGAATCATACCATTGGTGCAGAAGAAATCTATCGCCCCAAAGAATACAGTGTTGCTGGCACTACCATCAATACCATGCAGTGCAATGATACGTTGTGCAATGGTTGTGCTATGTTTATCTGTATAAATCTTAGCCGTGACATTGGGTAGGCACATGTCCATCAAAGCCCATGCACCATTGTGTGCTGTCTTGAACTTGATATTCATATTGTCACACTGCTCCTCACCTAAGTTTTCAGTAGTGCTGTTATGTATATTTGTGAAGAACTCACGATGGTCAGCACACTGAAAGTCTGTGCCTACTACCCCCAGATATTCTCCTGTATCCTTGTTGATTACATACTTCTTGCCTGAGAACTTCGTAGGTTCAAACTCAATACCAAAGTTTAACTTCTCTGGTAACAATTCATCGGCTGTAAGTGTAAATGGTATTGTGTCTAATGGCATATCTTGTCTCCTTATGTTGGTTTAACGTCAATTGATAGTGTTTTATATCAGCAAGTAATCACAAAGTCAATACTGCTAATACAATAAATATAGTGAACCCAATTATAATGTCCATTATAACTGTTCATCATCTGTGTCAGCAAGCACATAATTATTATTCCAGTATTGCTTGCGTCCTTCGTCATCAGTAGGTGCTACAAACTTAAACTCTTTGGACAGCACATGAATCATATCTTCTATGTCACGCAGATGTAATAGGTCAAGTGTGTAACACTCGTTTGCATACTGTAAGATGTCACGAAGCCTGTTGTGTTGCTTGAGTAGCATTAGTCTTTGGTCATGTGTTAGTTCCATTTTCCATCTCCTTCAATAGTTGTTCAATGTGTTCATGCAATACATTGATTGCAGTGTGAATGTGTCCAGTGTCATGCGGCTGTATGAGTGTACGCAGATAGTCCACTTCATTCAGTAATGCAGACACATGGTTTGCTGTTGCTAGTCTTTCCATTCTGTTTGCCTCAATTTGTTAGGTAAGTGTACATACACGAGGCAAAGATTAAACCCTGCTAGTATAAATGCGATTGCTTCAATCAACTGTTGTTCTGTCATGTTACATACTCCTTTCAAAGTTATATTTACTCTCTGCCAACCATACTGGCATCTCACGTCCCTTACTATACCTAGC